TATCCTTGGTTACAAAGTTACCTTGGAGCATATATGCTAGGTGGAGCAGGTAGTTTTCAAATGAGGGTGGTTAGAGGATAATGGCAGGTCAACTAGATTCACTACTAAAAAGCGTTGCTAAAGATATAGTCTCGACTTTAGGTAGCTCTTTAGATACAACTATTACTTATGTTAAAAAAGGAACTTCTAGTTACAATGTAGACACAGGAGAACAGATTACAGTTGATACAACTTATTCAGATATAAAAGTACCAGTTGAATTTGTTAGATCAGAAGAAGATCTTGCTAAAGAAACTAGAGAAGCAAGAATATATATAACACCTGATTTAATAGGAAGTAATCAACCAACATTTGAAGATGAGGTAATATTAACTTATGCAGGAAGTACAAGGACTGCACAAATAGTTAATATTGACACTAAACAAGGTGGTCAAACTTATCTATTTACTTTATTAGTGAGGTTTTAATGAGTAAAAATCCAATCACAGATTCTATAAGAAAACAAACAAGAAGGCAGACAAATACTGAATTTAATAATTTAATAGGAACGATTCTTTCGGAATTACCATCGCAAAGCCCTCAATATACAGGTTTTTTTGCTTCTAGTTGGCAAGCTAATACTTACAGACCTTTAGCGAATGAAGCAATACGATCTCCGTGGTTAGAAATAAAAAAACAAAAACGTCAAGGGCTAAAAGTAGATGCTAGAGTTGAACCAAGATACCCACTTGATAGAAGATTTACTTTTGGAGAAACAGTATTTATAGGAAATAGGGCTGATTATGCTAGGCAAGCATTGGGATCTCCTAATAGTAGTATTGTTCCGTATTTAGCAGAATTAGAAAAAGTTGTTGACTTTGTATTTGGTGGAAGTATGAACCAACCAGACGTAAGAGTAGCTGAAAGTCAAGTACTATTTAAAGGTACTGAACCTGGTAGAAATGCTCCAGCTTTAGGTTCAAAATATAAAAGATTATGAGTTTAGTTAATGTAAGAGCAGCTTTTGAAAAAGCTATAACTGATTCTGTTACCGATGCTGACCCTAGAGTAAAAATTATCTACGATAATGTACTTTTTGCTTCTCCTGGAAAAACTATTACTTATGTCACAACTTCTATAACTTTTAGTCAAGCAACTGTACAAGCTCAAGGTGCTGCTGCTGATTATTATTCTGGAGCTATACAAGCTAATGTATATGTTCCTAAAAATAAAGGAAGTGCAAGACTTTCTGCAATTTGCGAATCAGTTATTGATGGTTTAAACACTATTAATACTTCAACTTATGGAGATCCATTTTCTTGTTCTCCAAGAGTAGGAGAAGTTAGTGGCCCTATTCCTGTTGAAATTGAAGATCGTTCACATTTTTTGGGAATCATATCGTGTGCTTTTTTTGCTAATAGCTGATATACTTCTAATAGCTATATAATATCATGACTAGAGCAGTTGATCTTTTAAAAAATAAGTTTGGTGTAAGCCAGCTTTATAAGTATGACATCATGGATAATGATGAAGTTTTACTTTCTATTTACTGGCATCCTTTGACTATTGCTGAACGTGAAATGATTCAGAAAAAAAGTGCAAGTGAAGATGCCAATGATTTTGCTTTACAGTTGATGATAGAAAAAGCATTAGACAAAGAAGGCAAGAGATTATTTGCTGATGGAGATAAAGCTTCTTTAAGAAGAGAAGTTACTGCTTCTGTTCTGCAAGAAATACAATTAGCAATGTTAGAAGTTGGAACTGATAAGGAGGTTAAGGAGGCTAAAGCCGACTTAAAAAGCGAATCCTGATTGGATGTTTATATATTCATTGGCAAATGAATTAAAAAAATCTGTTAGTGAATTATGTGAGACATTGACTGTTGAAGAAATGATAGGTTGGGCTGCGTTTTATGAATTAAAAAATGAACAAGAAAAAAAAGAAATGGATAAAGTTCAAAATAGAAGCGTTATACCTAAATCAAGGTAGAATAGAATATATGTTTTGCTAATAGGTCGAAATGGCACAAAAAGATATAACGATAAGAATAAAAACTGTAGAGACTCAATTAAATAAGTCTCTTAAAAAAATTGAAAAGTTAGAAAATATTATAAATAAGTTAAATAGTAAAAAAGTAAAGCTAAATACTTCTCCAGCACAAAAAGCAGCAGAAAAATTAAGAAAAGAAATAGAAAAAGGAAATAAAATAGTTGATAAATTATTTGATTCTACTAGAAGTTCAGGATTTGGTAATTCAATAGCAAAAGTTAATAACCAACTTGGCCTAGTTACAAAATCATTTAATGCTGCTAATAGTGCAGCAGACAGGCAAACAAGAGCAACCGCTTTAATTGCTGGTAATTTTAAAAAAATAAGGATGGAAGCTACTGCTTTTGCACAAGCAAGTGGTAATCGTGAAGCCCTAAAAGGTGGTGCAGGTAATGTTGGAACTAGATTAACAGAAATAAAAGAATTTCCAAAAACTATACTTGCAGGTAGTAAGGCTATGACCATTCTTAACGGAATGTTAGAACTAGCTGAAGTTAATTCCAAAGAATTTTTACAAATAAGTAAGGCTATTGGCGAACAATTAAAACAAAATGCTCAAATTCAAGCAGCAGCAGATAAAGCCAGTGGTGTTAGCAAAAAGAAACAACAGTTAAAAGATAATCAGCGAACAACACAACGTATTAAGGCTATTAGAGAACAAACTTTAAATATAGAAAGAAGAATACAAGATTCAACTTTAAATCAAGCAACAAAAGATAAATTAATAAATAATTTAAAAAGATCAGGTGTTGAATTAGATAGAAGAGAATTAGAGCTTGCAAAACAAATAAATATAGAGACTCAAAGAAACCTAACAATGCAAGAAAAAATGCAACGCAGAAGAGGAAGAATTGCTCAAAGTGCTTTAATTGGTGGTGGTTTTCCTTTGTTATTTGGTGGTGGCCCATTGCAAGCTGCTGCTGGTGCATTAGGTGGTGGTATTGGTGAATCTATAAGTCCTGGAGGTGGTTTTGCTGGTTCTATTGCTGCTACTGCATTTATAGGTTCTATTCAAAAATTTAATGATGCTGCAAGAGAAGTTGGTAATGCTCTTAAAGATGCAAATTTAGGTTTAGAAAAATTAGAACAGCTAGGATATAAAGTTGACAAATCAACTAAGCAACAAGTTCAAAGTTTGTTGGAGGTTGGAAAGATAAGAGAAGCAGAGGCTATTGTCAATCAAAGATTTGCTGAAATTGTTGGCCCGAAAGCAGTTAAGAATTTACAGGATTTAGACACTGAATTTGATGAGTTACAAAAAGCAACTTCTAAATTATTCTTAACTTTAGCTAGTGAGTTAGCACCAGCTTTAACAGCTATTTTAGGTCTTGTTACAGATATTGTAGGTGCTGTAACTGGTCCAGCGATACAAAGGTCTGCTGCCAATTTAGATCCTCAAGCATTTCAAAAAGCTATGACAAAAGCAGCGACAGAAAGTTCTGCTTTTGGAATTATGGGTAATAAAAAATTATATGACAAACTTTTAACAGAATTTTCACAAGACATTATTAAAAAAGCTAGTCCTGATTTAACTACAGGTACAACTTCTGTAAGTGAAAGTGGATCTAGTAAAACGCCAGTAAATCTTTCATCTTTTGAATTAAAAGTTTTAAACGAAAGAATCGCATTACAAAAACTAAGTGGCAATTTATTAGATAAAGATGTAGAAACTGCTAAAAGAAGAATTATTGAAGCACAAACACATTTAAAAATAATGAAAGCAGAAGGAGATATGGATAAAATTGCAATAATTCAAGCAGAAAGATTATTACAAGTTAATAGATTAAATAAAGAAATAGACGTAGCCAAAGGTAAAGCCTTTGCAGAAAATGTATTAAAACCACAAATGGATGCACTGGCTAGACAAGAACAAGAAGAGTTTGATGCTGGTGCTGCTTTGGGAAAAAGATTAGCTTCTGAAGTAACAGTATTGAATAATCTTGATAAAGAAATTCAAAAAATGGGATTGGTTACTCAGCTAGAAGAAGCAAAAACAGTTGAGCAAAAAGCAAATATTCAATTAAAACTATATGAGTTAGATCTAGGTCAAGAAATTCATAAGACAAATAGACAAGATATATTAAGTCTTATTAGAAAAAAAGAAGGGCTTATTGAAAATAATAGATTATTAAAAGAACAAAAACAAATTGCAAAAGATTTAAAATACACATTTGCTGTTGAAATGAGTACTGCTATTAAAGGTTTAATAACAGGAGCAAATAGTTTAAATGATGCTTTTAGAAATGTTTTAAATAAAATGGCAGATGCTTTTTTAAATATTGGTTTATTTGGAAATGTTGGGGGAAGTTTGACAAAAGGAGGTGGATTATTAGGAACTATATTTAGTGGATTTCTTGCTAATGGTGGTTCAGCAAAAGCAGGTAAGTCTTACATAGTAGGAGAACAAGGACCAGAACTATTTACTCCTGGAACTACAGGTACAGTTACACCAAATCATCAGTTAGGAGGATCTACAAACGTAGTAGTAAATGTAGATGCTTCTGGTTCTTCTGTTGAGGGTGACGAACAAAGAGGTAATGAGTTTGGTGAACAGCTTGCAGCAGCAGTTCAAGCTGTAATAATCAATGAAAAAAGAACTGGAGGTTTACTAAGC